GGGCGGAAGAAGGGCTATACGCCGAGAGGCATTGACCAAACGGCGGTCCTTGAAAAGCGCGTGGCCGATATCAACGGACGGTTGTTCGACGAGTTCAACGTCGAGGCGGCCAACGATTACACGTTGGTTGACTACGATACGGGGCAAGAAGTAGACCCGAGCGAGCGGGCTGGGCTCCATGACGCATGGAGAGAATACAGGGATGCTGTGCGCGCCCTACGGGAGCACCGAACCGCCGGACCGAGCACCGTCCCCGATGCCCCTTTCAAGACGACGTGGCACGAGACCGCTTTTCGCCGGGCGATCCGGTGGGCAGCGGAGAACGGGTTCGATCGCGTCGCCTGGACGACGGGCGAGACGCAGGCCGAGCGGTTCGACCTGTCGAAGCACATCGACAGTCTGAAGGTGCTGGAGGGGCGTTACGAAGACGTCGAGGGCTATGACGGCTATCAGGTCGTCGCCCGGCGAGGCGAACGTGAGGTGGTCAACCGCCGCGTTGCCGCCCGCGACCTTCCTGACGTGATCGGGAAGGAGATGGCCGACAAGGTCATCGCTCAGATTGAGGAGAACAAAAAGCGGCCCGTCCCGCGATATTCGGCGGAGTTTTCCGGCCTCGACCTCCGCGTCGGCGGTGAAGGGATGCGCGGGTTCTACGACCGCATCCTTCCGGCCTACGCCAACAAGTTCGGCAAGCCGTTCGGGGCGCGAGCCGCGACGGCACCCGTCAGCGCCGAAGGCGGTGATGTTGTCGCCCACTTCCTCCCGATCACGCCCGAGATGCGCGAGAGCGTACTGCGCGACGGCGTGCCGCTGTGGCAGCGCGGCCGGGAAGGTGAGACCGGCGCCCGCCCCCTCGACGTCGAAGCCCTCAAGGCCGAACTCCGCCGCCTCGCGCCTCTGGCCTCGCTGGAGGTCATCGAGCGTATCGCGGTCGCCGGCCGGGGGCCGATGAACGGCGCCTATTATCCCGCCTTCCGGGGCATCGTCGTCGCCGCGACCGCGCCCGACCCGATGCAGACGCTGCGGCACGAGGCCGTCCACGCGCTGCGCGACCTGAACCTGATCCGGCCCGAGGAATGGCGCCGGCTGGCCGCGCGCGCCGAGGCCGAATGGATCGGCCGCTACGACATCGAGGCCCGCTATCCGAGCCTGTCGCGCGAGGGGAAGATCGAGGAAGCGGTCGCCGAGGCATTCGCCGATCACGTCGAGCGCCCGCTGCCGCCTGGCCTGCGCAGCGTCTGGGAGAACGTGAAGCGGTTTCTGGACCGGCTTGGCGCATGGCTGCGCGGGCAGGGCTTCCAGACCGTCGAGGACGTGCTGGGGCGGATCGACAGTGGCGAGGTCGGGCAGCGTCCGGTGGCGCCTGGGCAGGGGCGCGGGACGGATGCGGCGTTCCAGGTGCCGGCCACCCCGCCCGGTCAGAACAGCCGCACCGTCCTCGACGCCATCAAGGACGGCCAGCCCATCGACCGCATCCTGCGCCTGCCGTTCCGGCTGCTGGGCGGGGTGACGGAGCGCGGGGAATGGAAGCCCGGCCTCCGCCTCGCCGACTGGGGCGCCGAGGTCATCGGCGAGCGCAAGCTCGACCCGGACGGCCGCTTCGCCTGGCTGAACCCCGCCATCGAGAAGGCGCGCGCCGGGCTCATCGACCGCTACGGCCAGGACCCCGAGTATGTCGCCCGCGATCGCCAGCGGCAGAACGAGGAAACCCGCCGCGCCCGGCAGGGCCTGGAGATCGTCCGCGGGCTGATCCACGACGGCATGGACGCCAACGAGGCGGCCGTGCTGCAAGCCGTGCTGACTGGCGAGCCGATCCCGCCCGGCAAGTGGGAGAAGGTGGCGCCCGGCATCCGCGCCGCGATCGACGAAATGGGCGCCGAGGCGATGGCGCTGGGCCTCATCAGCGCGGAGAGCTACGAGCGCAACCGCGGCGCCTACCTGAACCGCTCCTATCTCAAGCACGAGGCGACCGTCGAAGGCGGCGGACTTGGCCGGCTGGCGCAGAACATGGGCCGGTCGCAGCGCGTCAAGCTGATCGGCAGCGAGTTGAAGGGCCGTGGCATCTTCCTCGAGGTCGACCCCGAAGAGATCGACCCCAAGCACCGGGTCCGCGGCACCATGATCCGCGTCCTCGATGACGCCCGGCCCGACACCACCGGCAAGGTGAAGAACTGGGCGCGGGCCTTCGTCCCGGCCGGCGAGGCGACGCCCGCGCGGTTCGCTGACTGGACCGACAAGGGCGCATGGGAGGTGCGGCAGACGGCGCCGGGCAAGCTGGTGCTGTGGCGCGACTACACCAAGGCCGAGCGCGAGCGGATGGGCGAAATCCTCGACGCCCGCTACACCATCGCCAAGACCTTCTATCTCATGGCCCACGACCTCGCGACCGGCCGGTTCTACCAGGACATCGCGACGAACGAGGCCTGGGCGACGAAGATGCAGCCGCCCGAAGGGACGTGGGTCAACGCCCGCGAGGCCAACATCTTCGCGCAACTCGCGACCGAGGCCGAATGGGTCAAGGTGCCGGACACCGCGATCGAGGGCACGGCCGGGGTCAAGAAGTGGGGCGCGCTCGCCGGCATGTACGTCCGGTCGGAGATCTGGCGCGACCTCAATCAGGTGGCGGCGATAGCGAACCGGAACGCCTGGGACTACGTGCTGAGCCAGTGGAAGCTGAACAAGGCGTTGGCGCTGGACACCCCGATCCCGACCCCTTCGGGGTGGACCACGATGGGCGACATCCGGGCGGGCGACGAGGTGTTCGACGAGCGCGGCCAAGTCTGCACCGTTCTCGCCGCGAAGGACGTTGTCGAGGGGCGCCCGTGCTATGAGGTGCTGTTCTCTGACGGGGCGCGCATCGTCTGCGACGAGGATCATTGGTGGCTCACGCGCCATCGCAATCACGGCGATCGCGTTCGGACGACGAGCGAAATCCGCGACAGCCTGACGATCAACCATCGCGGCGAGGCGGCCCATTCGATCCCGGTGACGGCGGCGCTCGACCTTTCCCCGGCCGACCTGCCGCTCAACCCATATGTGTTTGGCGCATGGCTCGGAGATGGCGACGCGGGCGCCCCCCGGATCACGATCGGGCGGCAAGAGGCCGACGAGATGCGGGGGCTTCTGACCTCCGCCGGAGTGGTTTGCACGACCGGATGCGTTGACAAGCGAACGGGCGCGCACGCGGTCACTCTTCGGTTGACGCACGATGCGCGCGAGAATGGGGTAAGGGCCGTTTTGGCGGGGCTCGGGGTCTTGGGCGCCAAAGCGATCCCGTCGGCCTATCTGCGCGCCTCTCGCGAGCAGCGCTCGGCGCTTCTTCAGGGGCTGATGGACACGGACGGGTGGATCACCGCAAAAGGGACCTGCGGGTTCGGAACGTCGACGCCCGCGCTTCGCGACGGCGTCGTCGAACTGCTACGGTCGCTTGGCTTCAAGCCGACGGTTTCGGCGCTGGTCCCAACCTGCAACGGCAAGCCCGGCCGGCCGGCGTGGCGCATCCAGTTCCAAGCCTATTCTGACGCACCGCCTTTCCGGCTTGGCAAGAAGGTCGCTCGCCTTCGGGCTCGGCCAGCGCGCGCGCAGAGGTCCAGCCGCCGGCAGATCGTCGGCGTCAACCCGGTCCCGTCTGTGCCTGTGCGCTGCATCGAAGTGTCGTCGCCATCGCATCTCTACCTCGCCGGCGAGGCGATGGTCCCGACGCACAACACCGCCCGGTCGCCGGTCACGCACATGAACAACGTCATGTCCAACGTGATCTTCATGGACATGAACGACGTCCGGCTGCAGGACCTCGTCGACGGCGTGCGCTCCTACATGGCCGGCGACCAGGATTTCAAGGATGCCGAGGCCAACGGCGCCTTCGGGACCGGCTTCGTCGGCGCCGAAATCAGGCGCGAGGTACTCGAGCCGATCCTGCGCGAGATCGAGGCCGAGGCGACGGGCAAGAAGTCGGTCGGCGCGGTGACGCGTTGGCTCAACCAGATGGGCATGATGGGCCGCTTCATGGCCGGGCTCGGGCGCGCCGTGAAGAAGGTCGACGAGAAGATGCTGGCCGCCTACCGGGCCGAGGACGACATCTTCCGGATGGCGCTCTACAAGCGCCGGCGGGCCATGGGCGACAGTGCCGAGGCGGCGGCCAATGCGGCGCGCGAGGTGTTCCTGGACTACGACATCCGGGCGCCTTGGGTGAACGCGGCCCGGCGGACCGCGCTGCCGTTCATCGCCTACACGTACCGCGCAATCCCGGGCGTCGCGAAGGCAATCGCGACGAAGCCGTGGAAGTTGGCGAAGTATGCCGCGCTGGCGCAGCTCGCCAATTGGGCGGCCTACGCGATGTGGCCGGGCGACGAGGACGAGGAACGCCGCAACCTCCGCAAGGACCAGCGCGGCTACACCTGGATCGGCAGCCCGCGGATGATGCGGCTCTGGGTCGACAGCGACGGACCGAACTTCCTGGACATCCGGCGGTGGATACCGGCGGGCGACGTGTTCGACCTCAACCAGGGCTCGCCGGCCGTGCCGCTGCCGTCGTGGCTGCAGCTCGGCGGCCCGCTCCAGGTCGGCCTCGAAATCATGATGAACCGGTCGAACTTCACCGGGAAAGACATCGTCAACATGCGCACCGACGATGGGCTCGACCGGGCCGGCAAGATCGCCGACTACCTGTGGAAGTCGTGGGCGCCGTCCGCCGTCTGGGTGCCGGGCGGCTGGTATCAGACCAAGGTCGCCGACGCGCTGGCCGGGGTTCGCGACCGCACCGGCAACCCGCTCGACCCGCTCAAGGCGCTGGTCTCGTCGTTCGGCATCAAGGTCCAGGGCATGGACCTGAACCAGGCGAAATACTGGCGCCAGGCCGCCTACGAGACGGTGAAGCGCGACCTCTCCTTCGAGCGCAACCGGGCGATCGACGATCACGCGCGCGGCGCGCTCAGCGACAGCGCGTACCGCTCGACCATGGCCGACATCGCGGCCAAGGAACAGCGGGCCGAGGCCGAGATCGCCGACATCCTCAAGGATGCCGCCTTCCAGCGGTGGCTCAAGCAGTTCGAGACCAAGCGCCGGGTCGTGCGCAGCAACGCCCGGCGGGATGCCAAGCGGGAACTGGCGCCGGCCTCACCCTGACCAGAGACGGTGGGCGGCGAAGGCGCCGAGGAAGCCGGACGCCGCCAGGATCAGCGCCATCGTGTCGTCGCCCAGTGGCCGGCGCGAGGACGTGACCGCCCAGGCGCAGCAGAACACCAGAAGCGCGGCCGTCGCGAGGAACGACGTCGCATGGGCAACGACGAGCAGCGCGGCGCTGAGCAGGACGTCCGGCACGCCCGCACCCTAGCACCCTCCACCGGAAAGGAGACAGACCGATGCGCACCGAAGTTTTCTTCGTGGAGGCGATCTGATGGCCGAGCCGTCGCATGGCGACATCCAGCGCAGTCTGGGCCGCGTCGAGGGGAAGTTGGAGCAGGTGCTGGAGTCCCGCCGCGAGCGAGACGAGCACGTCGACGGGCGGCTGGAGCGGATCGAGGCCCGGATCGAGGCCGTGGTCGTGCGGATCGAGTCCATCGTCGAGATGCTGGCCGCCGTCAAGGGCGGTTGGAAGGTGATCGCCGTCCTCGGCGGCATCGGGGGCATGATCGGCGGGTGGATCGTGCCTGCGTTCCTCAAGCGCACGATGGGGTGGTGAGAAGTGAGGTTCCCGAAAGGGCGCTTCCTCGAGGTCCGTTGGCTCCCGATAGACGATCCCCTTCCCGAGGGTTGGTCGGAGAACGGGGACCATATCGACGATCCCTGTCTCCACCACCGCTACTGCCGGCTGATCCGGCGATGGGTGCCTGATGAAAGCAGCCGAAATCCTACAGACCGCCGCCGGCATCGTGGGCGGGGCGCGGGCGAACACTCACGGGTCGGTTGAGGTTAATCACGGCAAGATTGCGACGATGTGGAATGCCTATCTCGCAATCCGCAACGACCCCGCAGCACCGCTCGACGCGCATGACGCCGCCCTGATGATGGCGCTGCTGAAGATCGCCCGGACCCAACTCGGGTCCTACAACCCGGACGATGGCATCGACCATGTGGGCTATGCCGCATGTGCGGCGGAGATCGCGGCGAGGATGAGGGAGTAGCTGTCGGGCGAGAGACGCGGGGCGGCACCGTAGTGCCGACGTGCAAACTCGACGCACTCCCCGCTCTCGAAGCTCGGCGCCGACCGGAATAACTCCGATCCGCATAACGCCTTGCTCGGAAGGCTGCCGATTGGCGCCACCGACAGCCCCTCTTCTATACCACAATCCCGAGAGCAAAGGAATCCGTTATGGCCCGTGCCATCAACGATGCGGGCGTTCGGCTCGTGCAAGAGTTCGAGGGCTGCAAGCTCGAAGCCTATCCCGATCCCGGTACGGGTGGCGCGCCGTGGACTGTGGGTTGGGGAAGCACCGGCCCCGATATCGGCCCCGGCACCGTCTGGACGCAGGAAGAGGCCGACGCACGGTTCCTCGACGATCTGGGGAAGTTCGCCGATGGCGTCGATGGCCTCGTCCGCGTCGCGCTCACCGACAACCAGTTCGCGGCCCTCGTGTCGTTCGCCTACAATGTCGGGCTCGGCGCGCTGGCGGGCTCGACGCTGCTCCGCAAGCTGAATGCCGACGACTACCAGGGCGCCGCCGACCAGCTCCCCCGCTGGAATAAAGGCGGAGGTCGAGTGCTGCCGGGCCTAGTCCGCCGCCGCGCCGCGGAGCGCGACCTGTTCCTCTCCGATGCGTGATCCGGGCCTCGATCCGCAGACCTACGAAACCTCGTGGAAGCTCCGCCGCAGGGCGGTGTTCGGCACCCTCGCGTTCTGCGCCGCCGGCATCGTCTACCTGCTGCTACGGGGCGAGGATACCCGCCTCAACGAGACGATCGCCAACGGGCTGATGCTGGTCGGCGGGTCCGTGGTCCTCGGCTACTGCGGTTTTGCCGCGATGGACGATCGGTCCAAGCGGTCGAGCTACGTCGCCTATCGCTCAACGGTCCTGACGAAGACCGGCCGGGTGGACGATCCCGACGACTAGCCGGCCCCATTGCCGGGCGCTGGTGGCGCTCAATTAGGTCCATCACCGGGGTGCGCTGTCTCGTCTAGCCATAACCAGCATTGCTGTCGCCGCACGATACGGCAAACCGATGATGCGTCCAAACCGTACCGCGCGGCCAAGTCCTTCTGGGTGCATCGCTGCTCAGTCCACATCCTGCGCATTTCTAGCACATCATTCGCAGTGACCTTCGCTGATCCATGGTTCCCGCCTCTGTTTGTGCGGCCGTGACGAATTTTGTCAGCCATGTTCTCGGCCGACGTCGCCCAACGCAGATTGCCTACGGAATTATTTCTCGGGTTTCCATCCCAGTGAGCCACTTCGTGCCTCGGTGTCGGCTGCGGCCCAACGAACGCGCAGATGACGAGGCGGTGGACATAGGGCTGGATGTACGGGCGCGGCCCGTCGCATAGGCGCACCTGGAGGTGACCGTTGCGATTCGCGTAGGGTTTTAAGACGCGCGGAACGCCACTGCCCCTGCTGTTAGATCGCCGCACGCGCCCGCGATTGCTGACCTCATAGGGCCAGCCTTCCACCGGACGCCATTCTTCGGGTATTGAATCGTCAGCCATCTTGCCGTGCTCCTACATGGCAGTTGGTCAGAAGCCGGCGTTGACGGGGCCAACCGTCCGCCGGCTTCGCTGTTTCTACCACATTTGGAACGGAGCAGGAACATGGCAGTCGTCATGGTCGCAATTTTGCTCGCCTTCGCCGCGCTATGGGGGGCCCTTTGGGCGCATGTCCGAGATCAGGGGCGCATCCCCGGCCTGCCCAACTCTTCGAAGGGCAAAGAGACCGGCGTCGCGCTGTTCGGGCTGCCGATGGCCGCGCTGGCGCTGGGCTTCGGCTGGATCGAGGCTGCCCTGATCTGGGTCGGCATGGCGGGCGGGTGGTCACTCGGACACATGGGCGGCATGGGCCTGCGGTTCTACGAGAGCCGGAAGGGCCTGTCTGTCCCGATGGCGTATCTCGCCATGGCCGGGACCGGCGCACTGGTCACGCTCGCGCCTGCCGGTGTCCTGGCGTGGCATGGGGCGTGGATCGCGGCGGCTGCCGTCCTGCTCGCCGGGGCCGCGAAGGTGGTGACCTACGAGGTCGGCTACATGATCCGCGGTCTCCGCCCGGACCCGCCGCACGCGACGTATATCGGGGCCATCGGGCACGGCGCCATCGCCTACAGCGTTACGGCCGCGGCGCTGGTGCTGTCCTGATGCTGACCCGCGATCAGGTCGCCCTCGCCCACGTCCTCCGCGACACGCCGCCGTGGCAGTGGCAGGCGCGGGAACCGTGGTTCGACGAGTTCGACGGTTCCTCTACCAGCTACCTCGCCGGGTTCCAGACCGAGGATGCGGCGAGGGAGTACGGGAGACGGCGCGGGTGGTGCGAGTGAACGTGTAAGGATTCCTTACACGTTGCCGGCGACGTGTTAACGGATCGCGGATTTTTTAACAGGTCGAGTGCTTCCCCAGCGGGATATAGCCGGCCAGCGCGCGCCACCATTTCGGTGACGTCAACAAAATGGTCGGACACGGCGTGAAGCCGAGTTTCGTCCCGCTGGGGGGCATCCCCCGACCCTAGGCCGTAGATCGCCGGATGGACCGGGTGCTCTGCCGAGGCAGAGCGTTCGGGCCGGGGGAGTGGCTGCGCTCCGCTAGATGGGTTGCGGAGCGTGAAGGGCGGTCGGCGCTCCATGCCCCTCGTGACCGCGGAGTGTGGAACTGCCCCGCAGGCTTGCGCCCCGCCTTGCGCTCCGCGGCTACGACGCCCGGCGATCAACTCGGGCGGCCCCTGGTGGGGTCTTAGCTGCTGCCGACGCCTCCGATCACGCTGCGCATGAAGGCCGGCAGAGGCGCCGACAGCCCCCTGAATATACATCAAACCCGAGCGTAGGGGAATCCCGATGAACCTTTCCATGCTGAAGGATCAGTTGTCGTGGCTGTTCGACGCGGTCGAGACGCGGCAGCCCGCATCGCAGTTCAAGGCGGCCATCGCGTTCGTCTCCGAAGACGTCGAATACATCGTGTCGGAGCGGCCAGCGGAGGGCAACGATAGCGGGTTCGTTCTTTGCATCATGCAGGCACGCAAGCCGAGGCCGGGCGAATGGTGGCGCCGGAGCTGGGACATGGGCGACGGCCCTCCGGGCGAGGTCGAGACGTGGGCGCGGATCAACAATCGCGTCATCACGGCCGAGCGCGAGCGCGGGAACCTCCGCGAGTTCGTGCCACCGAAGCGGCCCAGCGTGCATTGATGATCCCTCCGACCTGGTACGTCATCGCCGGCATGGCGGTCGCCCTCGGCGGGGTGAGCTACCTCGCCTATGACGCCATAGAGGACAAGGGGCGGCTCGCAGCCACGATCGAGGCCAAGGACAAGGCCATCGCCAAACTCGGCGACGATCTCAAGCGCCAGGAGCGGGAAACCCAGATCCGCCAGTCCATCACCGATGCCGCGGACCGCGCCGTCGTCTCGGTTGAGACCGGGCGAGACATGATTCGGACGAAAACCCAGGTCATCTTTCACGAGGTGCAGCGTGCCCAAGACTGCCATGATCCCGTCGGCCCTGCTCTGCGCCTTGCTTTCGACAGGTTGCGCGAGCTGGACCGAGAAGCCCGAGCCGATCGTCGTGACGCGAGTGGAGGTGCTGGCCCCGCCGGCAGCCCTGCTCAGGGTGCCGCCCCGCCCCGAGGTGCCGTGACGAATTGCGCGGCCGGGGAGTACCTCGTCAGGCTCTACGAGTGGGGGAGGGGGCTGGAGGGGCAGATCGGAGGGATCGGGGCGTGGGTCGGGGAGGCGAAGGCGGTCAGGACCGGAGAGACGCCTGCCACCGCCGGCAGTCGTCTGCCATCTGAGCGTTGAAGGCGGCGGCTTGAGCGGCCCGTCGAGCATCGCCATCCGGGTCGGCTGCGAACCGCGCCAACTGCCGGCCGGCGAGAGCGACGGCGAGCGCCACGCACCCGCTGATGAACAGTCCGAGCATCAGATGCCGTAGTCCTTCTCGCGGGCGGGATCGCCCCGGCCAAAGAACTCGACCGGGCCGAAGAGCGGTCTGAACGGGAACCGGCCTCGGTCTACGTCTGTCCCGGTCACGACATAGCCGGGCGCGGAAACGCCAGTCGCATCGCGCATCTCGATCAACGCCTTAAGGCGGTCGGGCCGATCGAAGAAGCCGGTCGTATCTCGACGAAAGTCGCGCACGATCTTCTGTCCGCTCATCCCATCCTCCAAGGCAGCCACTTGCTGATCCGCTCCACCCGCTCGGCGTTGCGGGCGGCTTCTTCCTCGGCCCACCTCCGCTGCGCGACCCCTACATAGTCGCACTGCGGGTCGTAGATGCCTCGGCGCTGCATCTCGCTGCTGATCGCCATCGCCCGGTCGAGGCGATCCTCGTGGCGCTTGCATATCTCAAAGATCTCGTCGAGTCGGAGGTTGGCGGCGTTGGTACTCCATTCGATTTTCGCCGCCAGCAACTCTCCGCCGTAGCGGAGACGAAGCGCATCGTCATCGAGGCCGGCATAGTCCCGCCGCAGCCTTTCGATGGTGGCGTCGTAGTGCATCTTCGCCCTCCCTATCCCTCTATTCTACCACAGAGGCGGGGATCATGGCGCGGTAGGCGGCATAGTCGCTGGTGTCGGTCGGCGGCCTCCATCAGGAAGTCGTAGCCGTAGCCGATCCGCTCGGCGACGCGACGGATGAAAGCGTCGGCCAGCAACGCCTCTTCACCGGAGCGCGGGAACGCCGGGTGCGCCCACTCGTGGCGCAGGCCGGTGATCGTTCCGGGGTCGAGGAACAGCCAGAACCGGCCACCGAGCGGGACGGGCTTGCGAAGGAACGGATCGACGATTCCGATCGTGCGATCCTCTGCGACATTGCCGGCGCGACCGTCGCTCAGCAAACCGACACGAGCGCCGGGCGCCAGCGCGTTGCCGGCCTCGATCGGCATAACCGCGAAGTGGATGGCATCGCGGGTGGCACCATCGGCCGGCTCGTGACCAATGTTCGGAACGCGTTCGGCCATATCAGCCCTCCTGCGTCGGCGTGGGGATGGGCGGGAATGCCGCCGCCAGGTCGGCACGCAGCTTCGGGCCGGCATTGTTCAGCGCGAAGTGCGCCAGGATGCGCTGCTCGGCCTCCGTCACCGGCATGCGCGCCAAGACGCGGGCCGCGATGTTCAGAGGCGACGTCATGCGCTCGCTAGTCGGCTTGCGCGCCGGCTTCGGCGGCGGAGGGGGCCGCTCTCGACGGCGCCGCGGCGGCTCCGGCACGTCGTCACCGCCGCACGCTGCACATGTGATGGGATAGCCATAGCTCTCGTCGGCCAGGTAGGTGCCGCAACACGAGCAGAGCGTGCCGTCGAGCATGGCGTCGGCGATTTCACCCATGGTGCGCGTCTCCGGGCGTGGGGATGGGGAGGTCGGGGAGCCTCTGCACCCACGATCCGACGATGTCATCGTCCATCACGCCGGACGCGTGCATGCCGATCAGCAGCGTCCATGAGCGCGTCGGATATCGGTGCCCTAGCAGCCATTCGCGCGGCCTCCACGGCGCCGCGATGCGGTATGCGCCCGTCGTCAGGGCGCCCACTTCTGCCGCCGTTCGCACCAGCACCGGCTCCGGCATCGCCCGTGCGAGCGCCGCGTCTCGGGCGGCCTCGGCGGCGTCGGCTCGGGAACGCTCGGCGTCGCGCTGGTTGAACAGCGCCAGGACGGCCGGGATCGACATGGTCATCGCATCCAGGCCGGCGCTCTGATGCTCGCGGCATTCGTCGCGGAGCATCAGCAGCACGCGCGCATCCCCCATCGGCTCGGTCATGGCGTGGCTCCCTTCATCTCTTCGAGGTCCATCACCTCGCGGGGGTCGGCGGGTTTCATGCGGGGCGCTCCCATGCGACGCGGCCGGTGTCGGCGCGGTAGGTGGCCACCAGTCGATCCCAAGCGTCGGCGGCCGGGCCGGGCTGATCGAGGTCACGCTTCGATGCGATGTGCAGTTGCACCTTGAGCGCGCGGTCGGCCTCGGCGGCGTTCCACTCGCTCCCGTCATCCGGTCCCCACCACGCGCGGAACTGCGGATCGTTCAGGAGTATCCCGGCCTGCTGACTGCGCGGCTTGTCGCGGAACGGGACGGACTCCTTCACCTTCTCGGGCTCGGGAGGGGGTGCCTCCGGCTGCTGTTCGGCCTTCGGCTTCCCGACGAGCGGCGCGATCCCAACCCAGCGTTCCGCGTCCGGTCGCGGCAGTCCGCCCAGCATCCGCAGGGCCTCGTCAGCGGCTTCCAGCGGCGTCTCGAATATGAGCTGCGCCACCTTCCGGCCCTTGATGATGCGGAAGTCGGCAAACGCGGCGGAGATGGCCGTCATCCGCGCCTCCACAGGCCCGCCTCCGCATCCCCCCGCGCCATTACAGCCGCATCAAATGATGAAAAGACGCCGAGCCAGATTCGCTTCCCGTTGATCGTTATGTAGGCCCGCCACCCCAATTGCGGATGTAGATAAACACCATTCGCCCCACTCTTGTTGTCCGAGCGGGTGCCGATGCGGTTTTGACAATTCTCTGCGTGTGATACGATCCGGAGATTGGCTCGCCTGTTGTCCAGGCCGTTCCCATTTATATGATCGACAATATCTCCGTGCTTGGCACCGATTATCAATCGGTGCATCCGAATGACGCGCGCCGTTTTGCGCCCAGACTTCATGAAATTGATGGTGCGGTGCGCATATCGAGTTCGGTTCCCGTCCGCGGCAAACCACTTGAAATCAGAAACAAGCGGCAGGTCTGTTTCATCAATCAGCGCCCAAAAACCGCGTGTCAGGGGAATCTCCACTGTATTCATGCCGCCCTCCGGGTCAGCTTCGTCCGGTGCGGGGACCGGTCGGCGAACTCCCGGGCCAGCGCCTTCATGTCGATCCCATGCCGGCACTCGAACTCGGCCTCGCCCACCTGGTGCTGGTCCCGGTGATGGGAGGCGCAGAGGCTGATCGCCCACATGTCCCCGGGCTTGATCCCTGTGCCGCCATCGGTCCCGGACCGGACGTGCGCGGCCTCGATCGGTCGTCCGTCACATCCGGGGACGCAGCAGCCGTGGGAGCGCACCCAGGCGGTATGGGCCGGTGACCGGATGCGCTTCTCCCGGCCCATGGGCTCGGGCTTGATGCGGGCGGGTAGGGTCATGGTCAGAAGTCGTCCCGCCGGTTGCCGTCGCGGTTGGTCGTCCGCTGGGGAACGATCGAAAGCACCCACTGCCCTTCCTCCGGGGCGGGGATGCTGTCGAGATAGACCCGATATCCCGGCCCCTCCCGGTTCGGCACCGCGGAGCCGCAGCGGATCGCGAAGGACTTCCCGTTCGCGCCCTTCTTGAAGGCGATGACATCCATGCGTTCGGACATGATGATGGTCTCCTATGCGGCGGCGGTAAGGTCGCGGGCGTCGTCCACTGCGCGGATGCACTGGTCGCGCAGTTCCTCAGCCTTGGATTTGAGATGGTCCGGGGCGCGCTCGACGATCTCGCTGGCCGTCTTGCCGTTGACCGCCCAGAGCGGGGCCGGGTCACGGGCGGAGCGCAGCTTTTTGAGGGCGTGCGCGAACCAGTCCGACCCCTTCTCGAAACGGGTCTCCGATCCATCCGCCTCGATCCAGAACAGGTTTCCCTTTCCGGACGGGGAGGGCGGCGGAGGCGGTGCGGGCGGATCATCGACTTCGACAGCACCCTTCGGCCCGTTCTTGAAGTCGTCCGCCTCGTCCTCGGAGTAGACGAAGCCAGCGAGACCCACGAGTTTCAGGATCACCCGGTCCTTCGCCCGCTTCTCGGCCATGGCGTAGGGATAGGAGTTCTTGTTGTTGCCGGGCGACGCCTCGCCGATCGACCACTCCGACCGCCCGTCCATGCGCCCGACGACGCAGATCGCGACGATCTTCTCAGCCGACTTGGCTTCGATGATCTGCGGCGGGTCGTAGGTGATGCCGGCCTTCGCCGCGATCCGCTCCAGATATCGGTGATAGATCACGAGGGTGCCGTGGCAGTCCCAGAGTGCGTCTTTTGGCGCCATGTCGTAGCGCTTGAGTATTTCCACCAGGACAGGATCAACCTTAGCGGCCATCGATGTGCCCCCAGTTCTTCGCCGTGCGGATGCGGTAGATTTGAGCCTGCGAAACGCCAAATTCGGACGAGAGGACGGCGTCGGAGCGCTCTTTGGCCAATTGACGGATTAGCCGGACGTCATTATCGGAGAGCTTCGCCAAGGGGTGGCGCGCCCCCTTGCGATCGGGGTTGCGCCCCTTGGCGACCATGTCGCGAACGTTGTCGCTCCATGAGCCGACGCGAAGATGCCCGGGGTTGACGCACCAAGGGTGATCGCAGGAATGCATGACAACGGAATCGTCTGGGACGTCCACCCCAACAAGCCGAAGCGCCATGCGGTGCGCGAATACCATTTTGTAGCCGGTCGTAAACCGCCCGTATCCACTACGATTGCGCGCCGCCAGCCACGGCCAACATGCGTCTGGCCCAGGACTGCGGTCGACGTGGGACCAGAAGCGACGCTCTTGCCCACCCTTTCGCATTATGTTCGCGCAGTCCCGCGAGCAGGTCGCACTAATGGACTTTCGAAGCTGTGATAACTTCCGGCGGAAACTTGTCCCGCATCGATCGCAAGAAACGACGACGGATCGTCTTTCTCCCACGCGAGGTCGGCCGATTGGCGCCTTCGTCATGCCGCCATCCTTTCGGCATTCAGCCGTTCGCGCAGATTGTCGGACCAGCGGTATCCAGTCGTATCCGCCGGCAGGAGGGCGATCGCGTCGTGCCCGTCACGGACACGGGACAGGAACCGCTCCAGCGTCCTCGCGGTCGCCCGCAGGTCGCTCAGCGCCTGTTCCATGTCCTCGGGTTCGAGGCGATAGACCGCGTGTTTCTTGTCGGTGACGTAGAGCAGGGAGCAGGACTTCTCCCGGCCACGAGCGAGCCAGTAGACCGCCATCTGGGCGACGTGATCCGGTCGCGGCGACGAGGGCATCGCCTTCGTCGTTTTCAGGTCGACGATGCTGTCCGGCCATTCCAGGTCGGTGAACCCGATGACGGGAACCGGGATGCCGTCCAGCCAGCACTCGACCCGGGCCTGGGACGAGGTGGGCGTGTCGTTGACCCCGCGGGTGGCGTCGATCGCCATCCCGAGCATGGGCAGGATGCGGGCCTTGACGGCTTCCACATCATCCGACACGTCACCCTGGCTCCGGTTGAGCCATTCCCGGTCGGCGGCTTCTTTCGCGGTCGCGATGTCCCGCTTGTAGAGCCATGCGGTCAGGCCGGCCTCGACGGCGCTCCCGAGCCATGCGTTCGGGCCGGCATCCTCCGACCAGCGGAGCAGATACTTGCCCGCGTAGAGCGCCGGGTCCGACTTCCACAGGTTCAGCGCCGAGGCCGACAGGTGGCGGATGCCGTGCCGATCGAATGCGGTGGTCATGCCGCCTCCCGCGCCTTCAATTTCCGATCGACCGACAGGTCGCCGAGCAGGCCGATGATTTCGGCGATGGTCTGGTCGAGCATCGCGTCGTCCAGTTCCGCCCGGGCGTCGGGGTCCTGACGGATCGTGTCCCGGAGGTCGCGGACGCACATCCACGCCTCCCACTGGCAGCGGCCGATGTTGGTGGTCATCCGTATGCCCTCCAGGACTCCCGGTGGTTGACGCTGACGACCTGCTCCTCCTCGTACTCGCGCCGGTACTCGTGCGCGGCCTCGGTCAGGTCGAGCTCGGCGACGAAGCGGACGCGGTCCCCGGTCACCGCGACGACGATGGTGCCGCGGTAGCGGTGGAGATCGTCGGCGATCGCCGCCTCCCCGGCCTCCTCCACCGCTGCGTCGTAGTCACGGTGATCGGACCAGGACAGGCCGGTGGGCTCCTGCCATGCGGAGCGGTGGAGCGTGCGGGGGGCGGTCATGCGGACAGGCTCCCGTGCGTCGGCAGCCGCTCCCACTCGCCCTGCGGCAGTTCGGCAGTGCCGCCGGCGTCGAGGCGCACCACGACGGTCGGCATCCGGCCGCAGGCGCTGACCTGCTCGACGATGCCTTCGAGGTCGTCGAGCATGTGCCGGACGCGATCGCCGGGGCGCAGGCGGGCGGTCATGGCGACGCGTCCTCACTCGGAAGATCGGGGATGGTGATGGGGCCGATGAGCCAGACGTCGACCGCCTCGGTGCTGTACAGATTCGGTCCCATGAAGACATGCCGCCGACCGCCTTCGACGGCGAAGGTCGCCCAGCTCGTCGCGTGCCACCACGGCCTCCGCCACAGATACAGCCCGTCCTCCAGCGGTCCGCCGGTGTAGCGGCGAGGGGCGGGGAGGGCGCGGGACTTGAGGGCGTCGACCAGCGCGAACATGCGCTGTGCTTCGGCCACGGTCAGATTGGCGCGCACGCCATCGCCGCCATCGACCAGCGCGCGGCGCAACGCCAACTCGCCGTCCGTCATCGGTTCCACCGACACGGGCCGGTCTACGGAGGGGGTGGTCATCGCGTCACCGTCAGGTTCGGGGTGGTGAACAGGAAGCGGGCGAAGTCGATCGAACCGGCCCCGATCAGCAGCCCGTCCATGAACAGGATCAGCGCGCAGACGATCAGGACGCGGGCCTCGAATGCCCGGGCCTTGATGCGGGGATGGTCGATCGGGTCGCACTCCTCGGGTCGGGCCGTGGCGAGGTCTGACCATCGGATGCGGGGGAGGGTGGTCATTCCGCCGCCTCCGCAACGATGATGGTGGCGTCGATCAGACGCTCGGCCGCCGCCTCCCGGCCAGCTTCGGCGAGAAGGCGATCCCGCTCCCGGCAGTCGAACTGCACACGGGCGCGGGCGATCAGAGAGCGAGCCGCGGTGATGTGACCCGCGGCTTGCTCGTGATGGGGGTACATCATGGATGGGGCCTCCGGTCAGGCGATCGGATCGGCGTTGCGGATGGCGAACAGCGGCCCCGCGCCGCCGCCCATGTGATAGGTGCGGTAGGCGGCCAGTTCGGCCCGCAGGTCGGCCACGTCGCGCTCGTCCATCGCGTCGGCGTTGTCGGCGATGAGCTGGCCGAGCTTCGACCACTCGACGTGGCCGTGCTCGTCCGTGATCGTGATGGTGGTCAGGTCGGAGATCATCGGGCGGTCCTCCGGTCAGGCGACGGAGGGGGTGGCGGAGACGCGCGGCTTCACGCCATCCCGGCGCATCTGGGCGGACTTGCCGGCCTCGGCAGCCCGGATGGCGGCTCGGTCGGCGCGGAGGTTCTTGCCCTCGGCCGAGTTGAACCGCTCCCAGGCCGCCGTGATGCGGGCCGCGTGCGCCTTCTCGGCGTAGCTGGTCAGCGCGCGCAGCCGCTCGATCGCCGCGCCGTCCGTCAGCCCGTGGATCGTGCTCTCGACCCGCCGCAGGAGCTTGCGGATCGTGCTGCGCTCCCGGCGGTTCTCCGCGCGGTACGCCTTGCACCAGGGGCGGTTGCGATCCTGCTTCGAGGACTTGCCGGTCTTGCTTGCCATCGGGGTCTCTCTGATTAGGTAGAAGCCGGAAGAGGGAGGTCGTGGATGGGGCCGCTGATCCACGCGCCGACACACCGATTTGGCTCGAGGGGAATCAGCGTGCCATCGGGCCATCCGTGAAGACCGCTCGGCCGGCGCCGCAGCAATCGGAGCGCGCGACGGTCACGCCCGAGGTAGTAGCCCTCCGGCAGCGCCTCGACCTCCTCCACCGTCCGCAGCAGGCGGGGCGCGGGAAGGGCGCGGGCCTCTGCGGCGTCGGCGCGGGTGCGCTCGGCGTCGAGGCGGGCGAACAGGCGGTCGAATGCGGTGTTGCCGGGTGGGTAGGTGGACAGGCCCTCCCGCTCGTGGATGTGGCGGAGCGCAGCCAGCTCCGCATCCGTCATCGGCTCAGTCATGCCGCCCCGCCGGCATCAGCGGGGCGGTAGCCGGCGTCGTCGTCCCAGACGATGCGGCCCATGGCGACGAGCTGGAGGCGGTCAGCCTCGGACCAGTCCGTGCCCTCATCCCATCCGTCCGGCATCTCGCCGCACCACTCGAAGCAGGCCGGGTTGTTCCGGGCAATCGACAGCGCGCGGTCGTCGTCCCCAGTGAGCCGGGCCTCGGTGTACGCCATCGTGATCTCGGTCTTGCTCGCCATCGGGGTCTCTCCCTCGGTGTTGATGAGGGGAGAATGCCCCACTATGGGACACTATGCAAGCAGAAAAGTGACCCGGAATGTGACGCGACGCGAGGCCGTGGCCGTGCCATGATTTTCGCGTCCGAGGCGCATTGCGCGCGGACCGCGTAAAACAGAGGGGGCGAATATCATGACGGCTAACGGTGGATAGCTAGTGCCCACCCTAAAGGGCGGGGCACATGGCGCGCGTCACAAAGCGGGGCACTTTCTTCTTGCATTGATGCCCCAGACTGGGGCATTATCGCCCCATGAATCTTGAAGCATGGATGCGGGCCGCGAGTTTGACCGACGCCGCGATGGCCGGCCGGATCGGGGTCTCGACGTTCGCGGTGCGGAAGTATCGGCGCAGCGAGCGCATTCCGACGCCGCAGATCATGGCGCGGATCGTCGATGCGACGGCGGGGCAGGTCACCGCCAACGACTTCTACGCCCAGCACGCCGACACGAGGGCCGCCTGATGGCGATCCCCGCCGCCCTCCCGATCGACGAGGCGATCGACCGCATCGACGCCCTCGTCGTCCAGGTCCGCGACCTGCTCGGACAGATGGACGCGTTGGAGCGGCGGATCACGACGTTGGAATGCGTCCGCCGGATCGACGACCACCTCGCCATCCGGGACGGCATGTCCGACGACGGCATGAGGTCCGATCGCTGATGCTGTCCCTCGTCGCCATCGTGGTTTCGGTCGCCGCCCTGATCTGGGCCGCGATCGGCATCGCGCTGGCGGTGTTCCTCTATCGCTTGGGGCGCGAGCAATGATCGTCGCTCCCATGATCCTCGCCCGTCGATCGGCGACCCACGATCACGGGCAGAGTGCGCGGGGAGGTTCCCTCTTCCCGGCCTCCCCGCGCTGCACTCTCCCGTCCGCGCGCCTCTGCCAGGAGGCTGCGGACCAGGGCATTCACGATGTCACCGATAGCCTGCCAGGGCTCGGCGGCGTCCTCGAAGTCGTCTCGCTCGTCAGTGAAGCAGTCGATCTCCATGCGCCGAGTATCCGCATGGAGATGGACCAATGTCCTGTGAGCAAACGCACCGAAAAATGTTGCGGGGGGACCGCATGACTATCCACGCCCCCGTCATGGCCCTGACGCAGAACGATCTCGCCTCGGCGATCGGCGAGACGCTGCGCCGCGTGTTCGGCACCGAGCGGCACGCGTCGAAGAGGCTGGCGCAGATCACGGGGGCGTCCAATCGCAGCGCCGAGAACTGGATCGCCGGCGAGAACGCGCCCGACGCGTTCCACCTGCTCCGTCTCATGGCGACGGTCCCCGAACTGGCGAGCGAAGTCCGCCGCCTCACGGCGATGACGGACGCCGACCCCGAGTTCGCCCGCGATTTCCTCCGGGCAATGCAGACCTTCCAGCGCGTGCAGGAGGCACGGAATGCGGCGATGGCTATGGACGCGGGCGACGTGGCTCGCAGCAGCGATGCAGCGTCGGCACGTCCGCCTCGCGAGCCGGCACGCGGACATGGCGATGGTCTGGATGCTGCGCCGCTCCCGATGGTGGGACCGCCGCAGTGAGTGAGATGCACGACAGGGCGCCACCCCCGTTCGGACGTTCTGTCCTGGGCGGATCGTGCGGGGCGATGGCGTCGTCTGCCCTCGGGCCGGGGCGGGGGCTGTCGATGCTCCCCGGCGCCTATCCCATGCGCGATGGGGTCGCCAGACGATGTGACGCTTGGCCCGGTTTCCGTGTCCTTCCCGGGTTTCGTGGCTGCTCTAGCGGCTTTCGCACCTCCGAGCCCGGGCGGAGGCCGTCGCGCTTCCCGGGCACTCTTTTCCACGCGCCCTTCAGCCGGCGCGCCTCCCACGGCCGCCGGGAACCGGCCGGGCACACACCAACCGTCCTCCGAGCGTCGGCTGTCGTGCCGCAGCACACCGGCACGGGCATTTGCAGCGGAAAGGTCGGAGTTGCCGGGAATGCCCCGCACCGGCCTCGCGTCAGCACCGGAATGAGCCGGTCGCGGCGAGCCCAGGGGCACCTATCCATGGGGGCGACATGCCGAGTGACCTGAACAAGCAGATCATCGCGCTCTGGAACAAGGGCGTGAGTAGCGGCCAGATCGCGAAGGAGACGGGCCTGTCGCGCAGCGCCGTGATGGGCCGTGTCTGCCGGCTGCGGGCGTCCGGTCTGAAACTGGCGGAGCGCCCGGTGACGCCGAAGGGGTCGTGGCGGCCTTGGACCAAGGACCGCTGGTCGGCGGCAAGCGCGCTTATCCGCGAGGGCATGTCTGCGGCTAGGGCAGCCGATGCGCTCGGCACGTCGAAGCATTCGTTGGAAAGCGTGCTCGCCCGCCGAGGCGGCATCGTCTCCCTGCGCCCTTCGATGCGGGCTACGGCATGACCGGCAAGGGCCATAACAGCGGCGAAGCTGTCACGGCCGATCGCCTGCGTTCGTTCGTCGAGCGCGTCGAGCGGCTCGAAGAGGAGAAGAAGGCACTCGGCGAGGACATCAAGGAAGTCTACGCCGAAGCCAAGTCGGAGGGCTTCGACACCAAGATCATGCGGCAGGTGATCCGCCTCCGGAAGATGAACGAGGCGGACCGGGTCGAGCAGGAGGAACTGCTCAACGTCTACATGCGGGCGCTTGGGATGCTGGCGGACACGCCGCTGGGCGAGGCCGCGCTGCGGGCGGTGAGGGACTGCTGATGGAGCCGGTCGCCTTCACCCTGGCCGGGCATCCGCAGGGCAAGGGCCGCGCCCGAGCCTTCGTGCGCGCCGGCCATGTCGCCCACTACACGCCGGAGAAGACGCGGAGCTACGAGAGCATGATCCGGGGCGCCGCCATGGATGCCATGGCCGGCCGGGCGCCGTTCGATGTGCCGGTCGAGGTCCGGATCGACGCGATCTTCGATGTGCCCGCGAGCTGGTCGAAGAAGAAGCGCGAGGCCGCTCTGGCTTGGACCATCAAGCCCGGCAAGAAGCCCGACATCGACAATATCGCAAAGGCCGTCCTCGACGCATGCAACGGCGTCGCCTTCAAGGACGACGCCCTCATCGTGAAGGGCACCTATTCCAAGGCCTACGGGCTCGCACCCGGCATCTGGGTCGAGGTCCGGCCCGCATGAAGCGCCGCCGCACCCATCCCGACCTTCTGACGCCGCCCGAGCTGCGCGAGGTCGAGACCCGCCGCGCCGCCTACATCCGCGCCCCGCACGGGCAGAAGACGAAGCGCTGGCTGGCGCTGCGGGACGCGAAGCACCGCGCGCTCAAGGCGAGGGCATGAACATGAACGACCGCATCATGGCCGACCCGCCGTCGGCCGATCCCCGGCCCGATGGCTATGCCCAGGGCTACATCGTCTGCGTCGCGCTCGGCGTCGGGCTGCTGCTGGCGGTCGCAGGCGCGATCATGGCGGGGGTGGCGTGATGGACGAATATCAGTCCTTCCTCGCCACGAAGGCCGTCGCCGCCCCCATGCGCGGCATGGCCGATCCGCCGCCGCTGGCTGGGCACCTGTTCGGCTATCAGCGGGACTGCGTCGAGTTCCTGCTGCGCGCCGGATCGGGCGGCCTTTTCCTCGACACCGGGCTTGGGAAGACGGCCTGCGAACTGGAATGGTCCCGGCACGCCGCCGAGGCCACCAACGGCCGCGCGCTGATCCTGACGCCGCTCGCCGTCGCCCGGCAGATCGAGGCCGAAGGCCGGCGGTGGGGATACCCGGTCCGCGTCATCCGCGAACAGGACGAGGCGGGCGAGGGGATCAACATCACGAACTACGACCGGCTCGACCGGCTCGACGCCGGATGGTTCGGCGCGGTCGCGCTCGACGAGTCCTCGATCCTCAAGAGCTACACCGGCAAGACGACGCGGAAGCTGATCGAGACGTTCGCCGGGCACCGCTACCGCCTCGCCGCGACCGCGACCCCGGCGCCGAACGATCACATGGAGATCGGCCAGCAGTGCGAATTCCTCGGCGTCATGCCGTCGAACGAGATGCTGATGCGCTGGTTCATCGCCGACCAGACGGAGATGGGCCGCTATCGCCTCAAAGGGCACGCCGTGGCGTCGTTCTGGGACTGGATGGCGTCATGGGCGCGGATGGCGGAACGGCCGTCCGACCTCGGCTATCCCGACGACGGGTTCGTTCTCGATCCGATGAAGATCGTCCGCCACCGGGTCGAGCACAACGGGCCGGTAATCGGCGACGGGCTGTTCGGTACGCTGGAGGTGTCCGCGACCGAGATGCACGCGGTCAAGCGGCAGACGGCCGAGGCTCGGGCACAACGGATCGGCGAGTTGGTCCGTGATGGCGAGCCCTGGCTGATCTGGTGCGACACTGACTACGAGGCCGACGCGCTGATGGCGGTGATGCCGCCCGATGCCGTCGAGGTCCGCGGCTCGCACCCGGTCGAGCGCAAGGAAAGCGGTCTCGCGGCCTTCGTCGACGGCAGCGCCCGCATCCTCGTCTCAAAGCCGTCCGTCTGCGGGTTCGGCATGAATTTTCAGCACTGCGCGCGCATGGCGTTCGTCGGCCGGACCTTCAGCTATGAGGCCTGGTATCAGGCCGTCCGGCGCTGCTGGCGGTTCGGGCAGAAGCGGCAGGTCGAGGTTCACCTGATCGTCGCCGAGGGCGAGGACGCGATCGGCCGCGTGATCGACCGCAAGGCGGACGGTCACGACGAGATGAAGCGCGCGATGCGAGCGGCGATGGCGCGGGACGCCGGCCGCGATGCCACGCGCAAGGTCGCCTATCAACCCAATCACATCGGGAGGTTGCCGTCGTGGCTGAAATCCGCTGCCTAGGAGAGGCGCACGGGGAGCGCTGGGGCGCATTCCACGCGGATTGCGTCGATCTGGTCCGGCAGTTGCCGGATGCCTCAATCGACCTGTCCGTTTACTCGCCGCCCTTCGCCGGTCTCTACATCTACAACGACAGCGTCGCCGACATGGGCAACTGCGCGTCGGACGACGAGTTCCTGCGGCACTACGAATTCCTGTGCCGGGAACTCTACCGGGTGACGCGGCCGGGCCGGCTGGTCGCGGTCCACTGCAAGGATCTTGTCTACTACCGGACGCAGATGCGCGGCGGGAAGGCGACGGCGGGCCTGCGGGATTTCCCCGGCGCGCTGATCCGCGCCCACGAGGCGGCGGGCTTCGACTTCCATTCCCGGATCACGATCTGGCGCTGCCCGGTCCGGGAGATGACGAAAACGAAGGCGCACGGGCTGCTCTACAAGCAACTTCGCGGCGACGCCTCGTTCTCGAGGCAGGGCCTGCCCGAGTATTTCGTGATCTTCCGCAAGTGGGCCGCCGAGGGCGAGGAGGTCCGCCCGGTCACGCACACCTTCGACAGTTTCCCGCTGCCGCAGTGGCAGGAATGGGCGTCGCCGGTCTGGATGTCCACGCGCGAGACGGACGTGCTCAACGTCGATGCCGCCAGGGCGCCGGGCGACGAGCGGCATATCTGCCCGATGCCGCTCGATCTGACCGAGCGCGTCGTGACGATGTGGAGCAACCCCGGCGACGTGGTGCTGTCGCCGTTCATGGGCATCGGCTCCGAGGGCGTCGTCTCGCTCAAGCTCAAGCGGCGGTTCATCGGCGTCGAGTTGAAGGAGTCCTACTTCCGGCAGGCGTGCCGATACCTCGATCAGGCCGACCGTTCTTCGGCCTCTCTGTTCGACGTGATGGAGGCCGCCGACTGATGGACGCGCAGACCTATCGCTGGTCGCCCGAGGTCGAGCGGCAGTTCCTCGCCCTCGTCGAGGTCGGATGCACGCCCGCGATCATCGCCGAGCAGATCGGATGCTCGGAGCGGATGGCGCGTCGGCTGGTGATGCGCTGGAAGGCGGGGCTCGCGCTCAACATGGAACGACCGCGCGTCGGGAAGGTCGCGCTGGTCCCGCCGAAGCCTCGCCCAGGCCGACCGGGACGGGCGTGGATCGCGAACATCATGGACCTGTCGCCGGACGAGCGCGAGCCGTGGCGTCTCCGCGTCGTCGAGAAAGCCGCGCTCGGTCATTCGATCGAGCGGATTTCCAACGCGGTGAAGGTGCCCAAGGGCGTCGTCGTCGAGTGGATCGCGGAGTGGCGCAGCGGCGCGGAGGTCGAGGCCGGGCCGGTCGCCGACGAGGACGACGAGGTCGAGGAAGCGCCGCGGCTGCCGCCCGTTCGACCCGGGCACATCTGGCCGCGGGTCACGATGCGCGAGGAGGATTGGCCGGCGGATGCGCACTTCGAGGACGATCCCCGCGCCTGCCGGCCGGAGCCGCGATGGATACCGTCCCGGACCATCTCCGACCGCGCTTCCTACATCTCAAATGCCACCGCCTGGTGCTCGGCCTGACCGATGGCGACGCGGCGCAAATGGTCGCCCGAGCGCGACGCACGGCTGATCGATCTCTGGGCGGAAGGCCGGACCATTCGCGAGATCGCCACCGCACTGGCGACGACGAAGCGCGCCGTCCAGGCGCGGGTCGAGCGGTTGCGCCAGGACGATGCGTCCCGTCTGCCCTATCGCGATGTGGTCGAGTGGACGACGACGGAAGTCCGGCGGGTCGATGAAATGGCACGGTCCTCCGGGATGACGATCAGGGAGATCGCCGCCGCCGTCGGCCGCTCGAAGAGCGCCACCGCGAACCTGATGCAGCGGTACGGGATCACCACCAGCAACAAGGTCAGGTGGTCGCCGAATGAGCGCGCGACGCTCTGCCGGATGTGCCGCGACAGGACGCCGATGGTCGAGATCGCCGATCGGTTGGGGCGGTCGCTCGCATCGGTCAAGTTCCAGGCCTGGTGGCTGCGCCAGAGAGAGGGAGCCTGAGCCATGGCGGTCATTCCGCACCCCGCCCTGATCTGTCCGCCGCGGCCCCGGCTGTCGCAGGCGGAGATCGACGAGCTCTCCCGGATCGCCTGGAAGGAATGGACGACGGCGCTCATGGCGCATCGCGAGCGGCCGACGCGCGAGACGGCGGTCGCGATGACCATGGCATGGGGACGGTTCGTCTCGCTGTTCGTGCCCGAGGGGGATGGGACCGATGCCCGATAGCCACGTCCTGTCACCGTTCGACCGGCCGCAGCCGCCGCAGAACGTCGAGGCCGAGCAGGCGCTGATCGGGCTGATGCTCGACCACGGCGCCCGCATCCTCGACCGGGTCTCCGGCATCATCCGCGCCGAGCATTTCTCGGCTGACGTCCACGCCACGATCTACCGCGCGATCTGCCGCATCGTCGAGCGCGGCGGGACCCCGGAGACGATGGCGGTCACGGCGGCCGTCGGCGAGGACCGCGCGTTCGCCGCGGCCGGCGGGCTCCGCTATCTCGCCAGCCTCTACACCACGGCCATCGGCGTCGCGCCCGGGGCCACCGTCGAACTCTGGGCACAGGACATCCGGCAGAAGTGGCAGCGCCGCCGTGCCATCGCCATTGCCGACGAAATCGCGACGGCCGCCTATGCCGGCGGCGACGAGGCCATGGAAGACGCCATGGCCGCTTGCCAGCGCGGGCTGGACGAGATCGCGGCCGGCGCCGGCGCCGATGGGTATCGGCACATCGCGCACTACTACACGGAGGCCATCGCCGCCGCGGAGGAAGCGCACAAGCGGCACGGCCAGATCGTCGGCGCCACCACCGGCCTGACCGAACTGGACCGCGTCATCGGCGGGCTGCAGCGCAGCGACCTCATCGTCTGCGGCGCCCGGCCTGGCATGGGCAAGTCGGCGCTCGGCGTGTCTATCGCCAGGGCCGCTGCCAGGTCCGGCGTCCCGGTCGGTATCTGGTCGCTGGAAATGCCGGGTGCCCAGATCGCCGGCCGCTCGGTCGCCATCGACACCGCCATGCCCTATGCCGCGATCCGCGCGGGCCGCGTCGGCGACGAGGGATGGGCCCGGCTGCTGGAGGCCAGGGACCGGGCCGCCGAGGGCCTGCCGATCTACGTCGACCCGACGCCCGCGCTGCGCCCGTCGCGCCTCGCGTCGACCGCCAGGCAGATGAAGCGCCGGCATGGGCTCGGCCTCATCATCATCGACTACCTGCAGCTGATGCGCGGCGACACGAACCGCCGCGACGGCAACAAGGTGCTCGAGGTGGCGGAGATCACCGGCGCGCTCAAGGCGCTGGCAAAGGATCTGGACGTCCCGGTCCTCGCATTCTCGCAGCTCAACCGCGGCGTCGAGGCGCGCGACGAGAAACGGCCGCTGCTGTCCGACCTCCGCGACAGCGGGTCCATCGAGCAGGACGCGGACATCGTCATGTTCCTCTATCGCGAGGAATACTACCTCCAGAAGGAGGGCGAGCCGCGGCGCCGGCCGGGCGAGGACGAGCACAAGTTCTCCGCCCGGACGACGGCATGGCACCAGCGGCTCGCGGAGAGCCGGGGCGTCGGCGAGATCATCGTCGCCAAGCAGCGCAACGGCCCCGAGAAGACGGTCCGCGCCGCCTTCGATGCCGAACTCATGACCTACACCGACCTGGCCTACGGAGATCGCCGATGACGACGGCCGACACGCTGCCGGAACCGCTCGTCCCGGCGGACTGCGATTGCACAGACCTCGACGGCTTCATGCTCAACGTCGAGCGGCTGATGGCGTCGGAACTCGTGGCGCTGTCCAGCCATGAGGTGATCGCCGCCGCACTCTTCCTCTGGTGCCGGGCGTGGAAGCAGCGACCCGCCGCCAGCCTGCCGGACGACGATCGGATCATCGCCGCCTTCGCGCGGCTGCCGCTGCCGCGCTTCCGCAAGATCAAGGACGAGGTGATGCGCGGCTTCGTGAAGTGCTCGGACGGGCGGTTCTATCACCGCGTCCTGGCCGAGGAAGCCCGCCGCGCCTTCGACCGGAAGGCAGCGTTTCGCCGCAAGCGCGAAACGGACGCCGACCGGCTGCGGCGGTGGCGCTCGTCGCACTCCGAAACGCATGACGACGGAATGCGCGACGCATCCGAAACGCGCACCGAAACGGCAGTCGCAACGCGTGTCGAAACGCAACCCGAAACGCAGTGTGAAACGCGTTTCGTCGCGGAAGGACAGGGACAGGGACAGGGACAGGGACAGGGA